CCTCAGAGACTCCGTTAAGTGCCGCCGACTGATTGAATCGACGTGGTATCAGGAGAGATGGGGTGATCGGTTCGACCTGAACTCCGACCAGAACACCAAGTCGCGTTTCTCGAACAACCAAGGCGGTGAACGCCTGATTACTTCCATCGGTGCCGCGGTAACCGGTGAAGGTGGATCTATCATCGTCGTCGACGACCCCAACGCCGCCAACGAAGCGTTCTCCGAGGCGACCATCCAGACCACGATCGACTGGTGGGATGGCACGATGTCAACCCGTCTGAACGACCCGAAGACCGGCGCCTACATCATCATCCAGCAGAGACTGGCCGAAGACGACCTGACAGGCCATATCCTCTCAAAAGACGTTGGAGAATGGACCCACCTCTGCCTTCCGATGCGTTACGAGCCTGAAAGAGCGTTCATAACGGGTATTGGCTGGAAAGATCCGCGCTCGATTGAGGGTGAACTCCTCTGGCCAGACCGGTTTGGCGAGAAAGAAACGACCCTGCTGGAGAAGCAACTAGGCCCCTATGCGGCTGCCGGACAGTTGCAACAGCGCCCAGAACCCGCTGGTGGTGGCGTTATCAAGCGCGATTGGTGGCAATTGTGGCCCGATCAAGTGTTCCCGCCCATGGATTACATCGTGGCGTCCCTTGATACCGCTTACACCACCAAAACAATGAACGACATGTCGGCTATCACGATTTGGGGCGTCTTTACGTCCGACTCGATGGCCCAATCGACCCGTGTCATGGATGCCAACGGCCGTCCCATGTACGTCGATCGAACCTATTCTGAGGGCGCACCGAAGGTCATGTTGATGCACGCATGGCAAGCGCGGCTCGAATTACACGAACTTGTCGAGAAGGTGGCTTCCACCTGTCGCTCACTGAAGGTCGACAAGTTATTAATTGAAAACAAAGCGGCAGGAATCTCCGTCGCACAGGAAATTCGGCGCTTGTACAACAGCGAGAGTTTCGGCGTGCAGTTGCAAGACCCAAAGTCGCAAGACAAGTTGTCGCGTCTGTACTCTGTGCAGCACCTCTTTGCCGAAGAAATTATCTACGCGCCCGATCGTACGTGGGCTGACATGGTGATCACGCAAGTCGGTCAGTTTCCCAAGGGAAAGCACGATGACTTGGTCGACACTGTCTCGCAGGCGTTGCGTCATTTGCGCGAGATTGGGCTCTTAGTACGCGCCCCCGAGCGTCTCGCAGAACTAGAGTCGATAAAGAGTTACCCCTCCCGGCAACCCCCCCTATATCCATCCTGAGGAACCTATGGACCCGGTACGTGCGAGCGCAATCGTTGATCAAATCGAAAATGGACCCGTGCCGACGTGGTCTATTGAGGTGTGGGGACAGCCCCCGCATAGTCATCGGCGCACCTATACTCTGCAGGCCAAAACTGATAATTTGGCGGCACAAGAAGGAATCCGACTCTTTGTTGAAGAGATGGAGAACTTGGCTTTTTTAAACAAGGGTTAAACCTATGCCGCTCACACCCGGCCTCGTCCCGAACATTCGTCAGACTCCGCAAGGGCCTGAGGGTGATATTGATCTTCCCGAAATCATGGTCGAAATGGTTGAGGAAGGCGGCGATATGCCGGAAGTTGATGACGCCGGCAACATCCTGCGCATCGAACACGGTGATGGCAGCGTCACAGTCTCCCTTGATGGCCGTCCGATTGAAGAAGCCGAGCGCGGCACCCGCGGTGGTTGGTTTGACAACCTGATCGACGAGATCGATAACTCCGAAGTCAATCGTATTGTCAGCGATTTGATGCGTGGCATCGAAGACGACCTGCAGTCACGCAAAGACTGGATTGAAGATCGCGCCATGGGTATCAAACTCATGGGCCTCAAAGTTGAGATTCCGGGGCTCCAAGGCGCCTCGGATGGCGCGCCCGTTGAAGGCATGAGCAAGGTTAGGCATCCCCTCCTGCTGGAGGCGGTGCTTCGATTTCAAGCCAACGCTCGCAGCGAGTTATTGCCTACTGATGGCCCGGTCAAGGTACGAAACGACTCCCTATCAGGCGGCATTGAGACTGACCAGCAGGCTGATGCGCTTGAAAAAGACCTCAACCACTACCTGACTGCCATCGCGACCGAGTACTACCCTGACTCCGATCGCATGCTTTTGATGCTTGGATTTGGCGGAACGTCCTTCAAAAAGGTTTACAACTGCCCGATTCGCAACCGTCCGGTGTCCGAAACCGTTGATGCTGATGATCTGATCGTCAACAACGCCGCGACCGACCTTGCCAACGCCAAGCGTGTCACGCAGCGCATTTTCATGCGTCCCTCGACCGTCAAACGCTTGCAGATCCTTGATGTGTACAAAGACATCGACCTGCAGACGCCAAACGCACCGAAGTTAGATTCGCTGCAGCGCGAAGAAAAAGCCCAGCAAGGCCTGATGCCGGAGACCCAGAACCCGGAAGATCGCGATCGCGAGATCTACGAGTGCTACTGCGAACTTGATATCAGCGGCCTTGAGCACAAGCACAAGGGCAAAGTCACTGGTCTTGAGATTCCGTACATCGTGACGATTGACGTGTCGTCGCGTCAGGCCCTCTCTATCGTTCGCAACTACAACGAAGAGACCAAGAAACTGCCTGTTGCTCGCAAAAGATTTGTTAAGTACACGTTTGTGCCGGGCATGGGCTTCTACGACATTGGCCTCCTGCACATTCTCGGCAACACGACGAACGCGATTACCGCGGCATGGCGTGAGTTGCTCGACGCCGGCATGTACTCAAACTTCCCGGGTTTCTTGATGGCCGACACGGGTGCCCGGCAGAACACCAACATCTTCCGCGTGCCTCCGGGCGGCGGTGCCCTCGTCAAGACGGGTGGCATGCCGATCAGTCAGGCCGTGATGCCCCTGCCGTATCAGCCTCCCTCGCAGGCCCTGATGCAGTTGGTCGACAACATGGCGACGACCGGCCAGCGTATCGGCGGCACGTCAGAGTCGATGGTGGGCGAAGGCAAGGCAGAACTGCCTGTCGGCACCGCTCTGGCGATGATTGAGCAGGCTGCCAAGGTGATGAACGCCGTGCACAAGCGCCTACACGCCGCTCAGGCTGAGGAATTCAAGTTGCTCGTCGAATGTTTCCGCGAAAACCCGGAAGCCTTTATCGAGCAGAAGTGCATTTCGCGTCAGCCTTGGACCGAACAGATGTTCCAAGAAGCACTGCAAAACTGCGAACTAGTTCCGCAGGCTGATCCGAACACCGCCTCGCATGCTCAACGCCTGATCAAGATCATGGCGTTGAAAGAACTGCAGGCTGCAAACCCGTCGATGTACGACCCTATCGCCATCGATACGGCAGCCTTGAAGGCTATTGGCTGGAACAACCCGCAGCAGTTCCTCGCGCCCCCGCAGGCGCAGGGCAAGCCGCCGCCGGAACTGCAGAAGGTCATCGCCGAGATGCAGATCAAGAAGCAGGACGCCGATGCTCGCATGATCGAAGCCAAGGCTCACGAAGCCAAGACTCAGGCCGAGATCCAGAAGATGGGCATGGAGTCACAGCATATGGCCGCAGGAGGCCTTGCTACGGGCGGCCCGGCAGACAAGCAGGTCGACACACCGGTCGATCAGATGCTCGCTCAGGCGGACGTCATGGACGCGCAGACGCGTGCTCAGGATGTGCAGTTGAAGGCCCAGTTTCACGCCATGGAAGATCGCAACCGCGACCTCGACCGCCAGAGCCGCGAGCGAGTTCAGTTGCTGAACCTCGCGAAGGAAGTCATGTTGCACCCGGCGACAGCGCCTGAAGCAGAGCGCGACGTTGCACAGGTACATTTGCCGATGCCCCCTGAAGGTGTGCCGTTAGAGCGCGCCAAAGGCGGCGAAGTTAAAAACGTTTTGCCAGTTGGCAGCCCAGAGCGATCGCAGAATCTGAGAGAGTGGCTGGGTAACAGTTTCCTGCACGACGAAGGAAACCCAAGAACGTATTACCACGGTACGTCTAAAGATAAGCCGTTTACCGGATTCAAGGTTGGCCGACACGGCGCATGGTTCACGTCGGACCCTAAAGATGCGTCGATGTATGCGGAAGCAAATGACAGCATGAGCAGTCGCTTTGAAGGCGGCCGCTTCGTACCGCAAAACACGGCAAGTCGCGTGATGCCGGTATATCTCAAGGCAAGTAACCCGTTTTTGGGCGAATTTCCTGAAAAATACAAAAACGTAGAAAACTACAAAAAGGCGCAGTCTGAGTGGTTTGATGAATTAAGGGCAAACGGATACGACAGTTGGATTCCTCGCTCGCAAGAGGGAAGTCTGGCCGTGATGCTGGAGGGTCCGCATCAGGTTAAGTCCGCTATCGGCAAC